CTGTTCTCGGGTACTAAAAAAGCAAGCCGTCATGGCCTGCTCCATTTGAACTACTATTTCTTCTATCGTTGTTTGGTAGAAAGCACTGTGCTGCTTACCAGTATAATCTCCGGACAAGATCGCAGCAGACACTCCGTAGCGTTCTTGTAAAATCGCTTTGAGAAATACCAGTATATCTTTCGGTATACTGGGCGGGGAAATCTTCATAGGCGTAAACTCGCCAGTCAAATCAGTTGCCACCATACCGCTTTTGCTAGTTGTTATATGACTCTCGAAATCATCTCGAATCTTTTTCATCTTTGCGCCATCTGCAACAGTCTTAGCGTTAAATACGCCCTTAATTTGCAAACTCGCTTCGATACTTTTAGGTAGGCCTTGGATTGTCTTATCCAGAGCATCAAGAGTTCTGATCACATCTCGATTGTTTAAGATGCCGTTGTCATCGCCACCACCCACGATGGTATTGACACCACGGCGCCACTTCAGATGCACCAGGTCCGCATATGGCAATGTGTAACTACTGCCGTCAGCAAAATCAAAACGCACTTCCCACGGCTGACCGTTACTCGTACCGATGTAGATTGCAGCGGGATTGAGTGGGTAGAAAGCCAAAAACCTTTTAAACTGCTGCCCACTCGGCAGCGTGACAACCTCATATTGCGGATAGATAAAAGCGTTGCCGTGTTTGCGCCGCAGCCATTCCACATTTTGCAAGAAATCGTTCGTGGTCTGCAACGGGTTTGGCTTAAATCTGAACAGCCTGGTAATATCATCATTCTGGACCTGCAAAATGCCATTGCCCTTGACGATACTTTTCAGCTCGATCTTGCCAACTTCACTGGCCACTCGGCTAATTGCATTATTCACAAAATCAGACAGATATATATCTTGGCCGAAGTTTGTAAATATCGGTTGGCTGTTCGAGAGCCAAGAACCATAATTCGTGGTCTTACTGCCTAATATATTTTTTAAATAGTCTAATACACCCAAAGCATAGACCCTCCTTTCTACATTAGCGCTAAAAATTCAGAGCGAAACCATTCTAGCGTGGCATAAGCAATCACTTTACTTGCGGTTCCGTCGATTCGTTGTGTAGTTTGCAACTTCGCGGGCATTATTCGTCCCATTTTATCAATAACTAAGCCTGTATTTTTGAAGCACCAAACACACACTGGATTGTTCTGATAGTTCACGCTTTTATCCCTCATGTCAGCCTCTAGCGTCCTCATGGGGTTGTTTAGGACTTTTGCCTCCTGGGGGATGTTAATGGCTATCTTCTCGCCAAACAGCTCCACATACCGGTTCACAAAGTCCTTCGCATATCGGTTATCATACCCGCTTCGGAATGGCTTCAAGTCATGTTCTTCCATCAACTGGAAATGCCAGTCAGCAATGACAGCAGTCTCGACCGCGTTGCCCTCAACTATAGTTAGCCACCCATCACGCTCCCACTGCCGGTAGTCAACATCATCTGGACTGTCGTGTAATTTGCTCTCTGGGATCCAGTACCGGGTATGCATGTAGGTCGTGAGATCGCCTACCCTTTTAAGTAAGATAGTCGATGAGCACAAGTCTGTTGTCTCAGCAAAGTCATTGCCCGAAATATAAAAAGCCCCGGTAAAGTCAGCCAGATCGAATGTCTCCACATTTACAATATTGCTCAGCTCCAACCATGCCTGTGCATGCGACTGTTTGAGGTTGAAGTCTTTCGCCAACATAAAAGCCTTGGTTGCACTATCAATCTTGGCATCCTCAATTATCCCGTCCAGGTAATGCCATTTCTTAGCCACTCCCAGGTTAGGGTTACTCTTGACCCATGACTTCCGATCTTGCCAAACCTCTTCCTCGCTATCCTGCGTATACAGCCATACAAGCCATCTTGGGTTGTACAATTCCCCTTTTAGCAGCAATCGCGCTTTGACTAGCATCTTGTCGAGATACCCATCTTCAACAAATCCTTCCGTTGATATTTCATCAACCATCGATTCGTCTTTGGTAGAAGTCGATTGTATGATCGGAGCAACCAGCCGGTTGTCTTTCATTTCATGGACTTCATCAACAATGGCCTTGTCGATGTTCTTGCCTTCTTTAGCCCCGGTTTTAACGGATAGCTTCTTGATTTTCGCCTTGTTCTGCCGACTGTACTTGCCCTTCTTACGCTTCTGTTTGGGATTGCCCATAAACATGCCTTTAATGGTCTTCCGGCTAACCTTGGCCAACTTGGGGCTTTCCTCTCGCATATTATTCATTTCATCGAATATCATGCCAGCCTGTTCGTAGTCGTTTGAAGCACATAGGACATTTGTGCCTATGTTGCCGCAAAAGAATTCGGCTAATCCATCAGCAGAGCACATAGTAGTCTTGCCGTTCTTCCGACCGATCATAAGCAGCGTATGATTGAAACGCCTTAGCCACTTGCTCTCGATGAACATATAAAAAGCATACTTGGTTTCCAAATATGCTTTCTGCCACAATTCGAGCAGGAATGGCTCGCCTGCAAAAGGCGAAATACTATGCTTACATTCACGCTCTATGAAGTTTATTCGTTTATGTGCTTCTGTTACGTCATATCGGAACCTCGGATCATCCATATCAACAATCAGGATGTTCAACATCAACTGCAGCTCTTTGCCTATGAGTATCTCACCCGACTTGCACTTATCGTAATATTCGAGCAAGTAACTATTCATAATCACCCAGGCCATCATCATCTTCGTCCTGGTCAACCGCCAGGTACTTCATAAGTTTGTCCATGATGTTAGTAAGTGTTGCAGCATGCTTGGTTATCTCACCGGATACTGGCAATGATTTCTGAATCTCTGGATGATCAGGATGGCACTTGACCAGCCCCGACACTGCAGCTTTTGCATTTAGCTCTTTCAGATAAATAGTTTCGTGTGCAGCTTGCTCGATCAAGGCAGTCAGCGCACCAATTTTATTTTCTTCAGCGGCTGGGAATTTTCCCTTCAGCCTGTCGATTTCTTTCGATAACTCGGACATTTTGATATTCTCACCTACTTTTCAGCAATCTCGCAAACCCTTTCGGGAAAAGTCAAAACTTGGACGTGTGTCACAAATGTGTCCGCTCACAGTATTACTAATCTCTAGGATTAGGGGCCTACCGGGGGGCTACTTTGTGTAGTCGTCCCACCAATCATTGACGTATTTAGTCCATCTCTCTGGCCTACCAGCCAGCTCTACACGAGCAAGGCACTCATCCCTTGTACTATCGCAATAGATCAGCTCAGCTCCCAGCTCCTGTGCAACGCGTTCCCTCTCATACTTGTCAGGATAGCCACCGATAATGTACGCGCTGTACCAATTCCCATACCTCGTTTTTATCTGGTCCAGCATTGCGTCCCTTAACTTGAATATATTGAATCGTACATTTTCCGGTTTAACATAACCAGGTTGATATGTGATAGCCCGCCAGATCTCGTCGATGTCCAGCACAATGTCACCATGCCGCATGAGGTCCTTGACCAGCGTCGTCTTACCGCTTAATGGACTGCCATATACAATGTACACCTGTTGCTTGCCACCAAACCTGGCATGTTCTAGGTTGTGGCACGTTTGGCATATAATCTCAATCTTGGCTGGATCGAGGGAGATGTTTGGATCGTCTATATTATCATCTGTCAGCTCAACCAAGTGGTGACCTATAAGCTGCCCGAAATCCAGGACAGTCTTGCCACACCTCGCGCATTTCCCACGCGCTGCTACTTTCAGGCTGTATGATAAGTCTCTCCAGGGCTTACTTGTATAAAACTTATGGCGTTTATCAGACATCAGAAATTATTCAACCCTTCCGTTTTCTTCTTAAGCTCCAGCAGTTCACGGTCCATGTCCAGCTTCTGTGGGTTGTCGCTCCAATTCTCTTTGTCCTTGTTCTTCAGGAGTATGTTACAAGCAGTAACATTAGGCGGCTGATACTTTTCAGTTTCCTCCGTGTACCGCGTTGTCTTGTCGTCTTCCTGCTTGATGTATGTTTTGCTTTCTTTATACCGAAATCCCAACGCACTCTTGGACAAGGCATTCTCCACTTCAGCAAGGAACGGAATCTTTCCTCTCATTATGGAGTCCGAAAAGTCCGAGTGTTGCTTTTTGTAGAGGTTTAATGTGCTCTTGCTAATGCCAAGGTTCTTGGCTATTTGACTCTCATCTAAGCCATCTCTAGCCCACTTTTCAACCAATCCCAATCTCGCTTCTACTTGCGGCCATTTTGAATGTGCCATATAGCCCTCACCTCCACCAGCGCATAATAAAAGAGCCCCGGAAGGCTCTTCATCTTGATAGAATTATTTTGTGTTGTGTAGTGCGTTTGTTAGGTCCCTCATAGTGTCATCTAATCGGGGGATATCCATCATTCGCAGGTTTGCTAACTCAATAGCAGCAGTCAGTTTCTTAATTGCCTCAAGGTGCTTTTCTTCGTAATCAGTCATAACTACCTCCTAATATTTTTGACACTATTATATCATACATATCAAGAGTTTGCTATATTTTCCCACACGCAAGCATCCAGCTCCTGCAACCACGGATCATTGACTACCCACTCAGGCATCTCCAGCTCATCATCACTGTACAGCATACTGATCACCTCCAGTGCTAGTATACGCCGGTTGGGTGGTCAGGTGTGGTGTTTAGCGGTTATTATGCTGGAAGTAAACCCCGTAGGGTTAGGGCGAGTGTCTAAACCGTTGTCTCGCCCCAGGAAATATAAAAGGACCAGCTGTGACGCCAGTCCTTCCTCTCACTTTCCACAATACAAGCATATCACGAAAAAAGTGCAATATAGTGTAATGTTTTAATATCCCATATCCTCTGCAGCCTGTAGCATTTTCTTTATTGCTGAATCTCGAATATTGAAACATTGCCGGCGGTGAAAATGCGTATGATCCGTAATCATCCACCACCGATATTTCTTGAAGTATCGCAGTTCTATGATCGTTCTCTCTGGCGACGTAATGACATCCAGCAAACTCTCGACCAGGGCGCGCTTGTTGAAGATTCTACGCCGTCTCTTTTCTATTCGTTCAATTTCTTTTTTGAACTCGCCCAGTATCTTCTCGGCTTTCTGATACGTCGGGTCGCTCACTGTTGACGTGTTCCCCGGCATCCCTGAGATAATCGTTGCCTTGATGTCTCGCTCGCAAGCAGTTACCTCTGTTAGCCGCTGCATTTCCTCAATGCAGCCCCTGATTTCATCCTCGACGTATGTGTGTTTGTTCAGCAGCTCACCGATTTCAGTCTTTGTCATCGAAGCAACGCACCTCCCTTATCTCTGGCCGCATAATTACGGTTTGGCGTTCCAATTCCCTAATGATGTCCCTCAAGAGAATTGGACTCATTACGACTAGGCTTATTTTGTGTTGCTGCCCCCCGAATGGCCCCGGGTATATCTCGCGCTCCGCAGGAAGTCTGTCTGCTTCGATTTCATTGTGTACGAATTTTGCGACGCTGTTCGCCAACATCTCTTCGATGACATCCTCTGGTATCTGGCCATGCGACTCACAGAAATCATCGACAAGAGTGTGCAGGGTTTTTGCTTCTTCGTTCGCCTTGAGCCTTTCGATCACGCTTTTGCCTCCGTATAGTAGCTCCCTCATCGCTTCACCCTCCTGACCTTCTCACCCTTGGCATACAATATGCTGTCGTAAGCGTCACGCCCTGCCCATCCGCTCTTGTCTACGCGCGCATATGCCTCACACCTGGCTCTGCGTTTTTGTCTGGTGTTGTGCCAGTACCGGTTCGCCCATTCCCATTGGATTTTCTTCCAGAACTTCATGTCATCGGACCCTTTCTTCGATTTCCCAGCTACAGCCACACCGATCACAGGTAGCAGTCCCCACAATGAATTCCTTGTGGCCTACGAAAATATTATTAGCACTTCGACGTGAGATCTTATACCGTCCCCTCTTGGCTGTGCTGCTACACATCGGGCAGTTTTGTATCTTAATTCGAATGTTTTCTATAACATTACCGTTATCACTCTTTCTCAGTATCTTAACATTCATACTCCCACCCCCTTATCATAGTACCCACTCTCAATGCGTTCCAGCGTCCTGTCCACCTTTTCAGTCATTACCACCACTACCGACTGCTTGTTTAGCCCGCAGAACTGGACGAATTGATTCAAGACCACCATCACGTCTGCACATTCCTCGGTACGGTCTTTATGGCTACCTGTTTCAACTGCCACGATGAATTCCTCTATTTCTTCACATAGCTTCTCGATTTGCTGTTCTTGCCCAAACGTGTTGTATATTTTCTCATACCCTTCGGTTAGGCTCATTTCGTGGCCTCCTGTTCAAAATAATCAACCATTGCGAACAGTAGCTTCCATAGCGCACCAACTAAAACCACTGGCCAAATAATGCTTACATATATTTTCACGCTATTGTCTACATTTAATCCTCCATAGGTTAAAGTAGCTGCTGCGCAAGTCAACGCCATAAATATATATATGAATAGGATCATCATTCCCCCACCTCGCTTTCCTGCGCCTTGCGCCAACAGGATTCGCAATCCATAGCGCAAAACTCATCCTGTTTTAACCCGAAATCATCAGGACACCCGCAAGCACTCTCTACCTTCTCCGCAAACTTCCCACTATCCACCATCTCTTTGATCTTCTCTGCGCCTGTCATTTGGTTTCCTCCTTGTCCAAAAGAGTTATAATCTCGGCTAATTCATCAACAATTATCAATAAAATTAAACAAATCGCAATAGCCCAAATGTTCATCATTCCCCCTCCTTCGGCGGTTCAATACCCATCAATATGTCGGCGACGCATTCATTTAAAACTATGCTGGCAACTTCCCAGCCAGACCAATCATCGGTGGTAGGATATTCTTGTTTAAGAGCCTTTATCCTAATATCCCTTTTCTTTTGGTTAGTGAACGCACTTTCGATTACAGCCCCATCCCAACCAGTGCCTATAATGAGATATATCTCCTTCATACCCCTTACCCCTCTCTTTCTTCCGGCGGTTCTCATCTTTTAAAACAATCTAGCGCCCTTATTAATGCCTCTCTTTTTGTTGGTCCGCAAAATTCCCGAAGTTTTGTATCCCAACAGTCAGCACGGAAAACAACATAAACTTCTTCTTCTAGCCCATAAGTTTCAATCAAAGACCAACCTAACTCTCCGATATCTTGGATGATAGTATCCGGCGGTTCCGGCAGGTGCGCCCAGTGGGTTACCTCTTTAAACCATTCGTCTATTACATCATAAAAACGCCCAACGTCACCGATGCTGTACTTGGCTATACTTAAAACTGCGCCATCATACGTCAACACTTTTTTACCATCCTCCGGTCTTTCCCCGGAATCAACCCTGATCCAATCAATTGTTGTTTTCATTGGGCCTCCTCGTTTTTCCCTCTAAATAAATGATACATAACTGCTAAAAGTGTATAATTTTTCTAGCTTTACCACTAAAGCTACAACCCCTTATACAGCCTTACTTTGCTTGGTTCTTACTTCTTTTTTCTCTAAAGAAATGATACCGTAGCGCCTATTCTCGTAAATGTGCTATTTTTTACCTTTTTTATGTACCCCGCCAAGGTAGATCGCTTCCCTGTCTGCCTCAGCATCTTCGCGTCCCCAACATACATAACGGAGCGTAACGTCCGGGCTATCGTGATTATACATTTTCATTAGTGTGAGTTGGTTCCCGCCTCCGGCAATGTATTGATAGCCAAATGTCTTTCTGAGTGAGTGCATACCAAACACAAAGTTAAGACCTATTGCTTTGCCTGCTCTGGACACGATACGATGCCCTTGCTGGCGGTTAATTGGGTAGATGTATGTCTTTCCCCCTACCTTGGTTTTCTGGCCTTTAAAGAGATAGTCATATTGTTTTAACTGGTTCCTCTCTACATACTCTTTAACATCTTTATGTAGGTGCTTATTCATCCTGAAGTTTTGCATCTTGCCTGTCTTGTTTTCCTTAATGGATATATAACCGCCAATAACATCACATACCCTAAGTTGTAATAGATCTTCTGCTCTAAAGGCTGTATTGAGCCCGATTAGTATGAGTAAGTGATTTCTATCCGCTTGATATCTTTTAATTGGAGTTTTGGCAGCTTCTACCTTATTGAGTAGATAGTAGAACAGCTCTTGTATTTGCTTTGTGTCTTTAATTGGGAGCGTTTCATGCTGTCCTCCAAAATATTTAATCCTCCTTGCTATGGTTTCCACCTCCTAGCTGAAACTCGCTTCTGGTTCTTGTTTCGGATATATCTCAACATATTCGTCTGTTTCATCCAGCTCTATGTTGGCTCTTGCTTGCTCTAACCTCATGAGATAGATTTCAAAACTGTCCAGTCCTCGAATAGATTCAATATTAGTGTTCTTAGCATAGCGAATTTTCCATTTGCCGCTGTTCATATCCGTAAAACGATAGATTTCAATTTCTCTGTTCAGCTTAGGGTCTTGCTCGCATTCAAAGACCAGCATCCCTTGCTGATATGTACTCCATGACCTCTCTTCGTTTTGCTCGAAAACCATGCTTGCTTCAACCATTTCGTAACTCACTTCATCGTCATAGCAAATCTCCAAGTCTGTCGTTTCAATTTCTTCACCAGCGAATTCCGCCCATTTTTCCTTGATGTTGGAAATTTTAATCTCTTTTTCAAATTCCTCTGTCGTCATGAGTTCTTTGAAATTTTCCAACAGTTGGTTGTTCTCTACATTTGTCTGTTTCAGGATATTCGTAAGAACATGGTCTAGTTTAACGACATAGTTTGAATAGTCGTAACCTTCCAGGAATGGCACAACAACTGCTTCAAGCTCTTTCTTTATGGTCTTTGCTACATCACCATTCCACGAACAGAACATGTCATCCAATGCCTTCTCAACACCTTTTTCGAGCTTTTCTGCAATAACTCGCTCGACCATGCCACCTTCGATCTGTTTGCTTATAGTATCTTTTACGCTTTGTTCTAAGTTCATTTTAATTCCTCCTATCGCCTAAAACGGCAGTCCATCATCAGCAAAGTCTTTCGGGCTAACCTCTGAGCTTCCATGATCCTGCCCCGTCTGGCTTTTTCTCGGTTTGCTCAAGAATCTGACATCATTTGCTGTTACATCGATACTGGTTCTTTCGTTCCCGTCCTTGTCAGTGTATTTATTAATCTCAATTCTTCCATCCACTGCCACTAAGCTGCCTTTGGAAAGGTGCTTTGCGCAATTTTCGGCCTGTTTGCCCCAGACGTTCACCCTAAAGAAATCACACTCCGGTTGCCCTTCTCTTTTATATGATCTATCCACCGCCAAGGAAAAACTCGCTACTGCCTTACCGTTTTGAGTAAACTTTAGCTCTGGATCACGGGTCAACCTTCCAATCAATACAACTTTATTAAACATCCATTTCTCTCTTTCTGTCCCCGAGGACTCTATCACTCATCAAACGTTCCCCCCGATTTCACCTCGGCTTGCTCTGGAAGCAATACTACTTTCTTGTAATCTGGGTACCAAGATTCAACCGTCTGTTTAGCGTTCCATTGGGCCACATAATCTTCTAATTGCTTCACGTCGTTTAATTGTTCGTAGGCGTCCTCATGGGCTTCATCCAGCATGGATTCCAAGGCGTTATCTATGCACAATTTATGCTTTACTGTTTCACACGCCCATACGTAGGCCGGTAAATCTTCAATTTCTGCGTCAGAATAAGATTCTTTGCAAAACTCTACAAATTCGCCCACATCCTCGAAATAACCCATGCCGTCGTAATTGTCTACTGCTTCGGTGAAAACCGGACCGTCCCAATCTTTCAGGTCTACTTTTTCAGCCTTGTCGAATCGGCCCTTTTCGATACATTCTTGACATATATTAACCGCCCATTGAAGAGGTTTTCCGCATATGTCGCACGTTCTCGCTTCACAACACTTTTCTGCTGTTTCCTTTAATGCGTGATTTTTTCCGCACCGGCTACATTGCCAGTAACTTTGTTCAATTGGTTTATTCATTTCTTTCCTCGCTTTCTCACGTCCCTCATGATCGCTTTGATTTCACTGTGCATTGGTTCCTTCGTCTTCCAGGCACATCCGCGGATTAGACGCTCTATGTACTCTGCCTGGCGGGGTGTTAGCTTGATGTCTGCTGGTTGATTCATGTCACTCTTTCGCTTTCCGCTCTGCCTGATAGACTGTCGTCAATACATTTGCAATTACGATGCCGGTCTTGGTCAAATCCGCATCCTCTTGGAACAGTCCTTTACGGTTCATCGTCAGCAGCACAGGCTTTGGTATAGCCACTAGGTTTTCAATATCCACGTTCAAGTGATCTCCATCTGCGAAAATAACCACATGTCCCTCAGGGATTTCTCCTTTATGCTGCCGGTAGACCAGTTTGTGTTTGAACTCCCAAATGTTAGGGTCTGCCATCTTTACTTTTAGGTATCCATCTGTGCTGAGTATTTCCGAACCGACTACCAGGTTGTTATGCGGAATGTGTCCCTTCTTAAACTGACTCTTTGTTGACTGCAGCCTTTTCGGGATCTTCTTCCCTTTGTTATGTGATACATGGCCGGTTATAAACCTACAAGACACTCCACTCGATAGCTTATGGTTCTTCTTATACGCCCGAAGCTGGTTCGCTTTGAGGTCTGTTTGAAATCTCTCGTTGAATAGCCTGGTCAGGTCAGCTGCCAATACACCTTCCACGTTATCCACTATCCATTCATGCTGCTCCCTTGTCATTTATCCCTCCAACATCTTAGGTATTGGAGTATCTATGTCCATATGATCATCTACCAGTTTGCGGGCAGCCAGTATCAGGTTGCCGTTGTTTACAATCTGAGTTGCTACACCACACACAGCTTTCGCCCTGGTTATCTCAGACTGAAGTCCTTCACCCGCCAGCTCGTTATCATTCAACCTTTCCATTTGCTCGAATAAGTGGTTGTTTAAATCACCTAGCGTATTTCGCATGTTCTCCACCTCCATCAATGCATATTTCCATTTGTGGTTCCTCTTCATCATTGGGCAAGATTCGTGTCACTGCTAAATGTTCACCTCTCTCAAAGTGTTTCGTTAATGACTCTTCATGTACGACATACGCCACACCAATTTTCACCTTTAAAGCTTCCTCTTCAGCCTGGGCGAAAGTGTAGCAGCCTTGATCTACTCCATTCACAACCACGTGCCACTTGCATTCTGTGAACCGTTTTGAAACATTCTGTTCTGTTTTTGTAATACTCAAACTCATGCTCTCACCTTCCAATCACTTCACGAATCAAGTCGTGTGCTTGCCGAAGCTTAGCCGAGGTCTCTTTGTCCCTGCTCGCACGATTTTCATCCCTCAGGTCCTTAATGGCTCTCTCTGGTGAATAACATCCGTATCCCATCTCTTTTTGAAAAGCATCCTGGAAGTCACGCCACCTAGAGTCTTGACTTTCATTTCTAGCCTTGTATAGTTCTAGGGATTCCATTTTTCGTGCAATATCTCTGGACAGCACTTTCCCATATCTCCCGCATATAATATTTTCCTCTGCTCTCCGGCGCATTTCTTCTTTAGTCGGTGGTCGATTATAATCATCGAATTTCCAGAACATAATATGCAACAGTACTTCAATCATTATCTCAACCTTGTTGTACGGCGCTTTCTTAACGGTCCTAAGCTTATGCGTCTCCGGGTTATACTCAATCAATCCAGCATCCTTCGGTATCTCATCTTTCTGCACAACACCTCTAGGAGCTACAAAAGAGAATAACGTGCAGGTTTTCATATAGTGCGGGTACTTCTGATCATTTAAGAAATCCGCTCTGCTTGTTTTAATCTCATAGCCAATTAGTGTAATTGGTGACCATGTAGGCTTTATGGCTACCGCATCCATAATCTTAGATCCGGCCATACCCATCTTTACCTGCTGGGCGAATATGTCCTTATAATGCTTCTCCTTTAACGCAAGTGTGATGTCTCTCTCTGTTACCCTGGTCACGATCTCACCTTCTCCCATTCGCATATTTCGGTATCTACGCTTATGCATTTCATCCTGATGTCGAATGAGCCACGATGTACCTTGATCTCTGTACCAGGTGCCAGATCAGTCTTGGCCAGCTTCTCGAAAAACTCTACGTCCCTCATGTTTTTACGGTTAAGGATGTAAGTTGCCGGAGCGCCCGTGGTTCCCTGGTGTAAAACGTGCTGCAGTTCCATGTGGTTCTGGATCGTCGTCTGACTACTCACTGGGATGCCTCCAGTCGTTCAGGGTTGTCGTAGATGTTGCCAATGACTACAATGTTTTGACTTTTCTTCGGGAAATAGTTAGTGCCGCTGATTATGAAACTGGAGTACCTTGAAGAATAAATCACCTTTCTTTTTTCTAGAAAATGGTCGTACATTAGGTGTTTATATTTAACGATATCCCCCTCGAAAATCCTTTGCCCTTTCGGAAACTCATCTGTCCTCTTGTTATCCCTGAGTCCTATGTACTGGCCTACAGTGGCAGGATCAACTATGTAGCAGGACACGCTCATGTGACACTCACCGAATCGGTCTGGTGGAAGTACCACCATTGGATATATTTGTTCAGTGGTAAGAATGTATGTGTTTTCCCCCTTCACGATATAACCTTCTACCCACTCGCCTTTCTTTTCACCGCGTTCTACCTTACCGCGGAATAGCATCTCTCTATCCATTACGGACCTCCTCGAATGTCCACTCATATGCCGTCTGTTTAACATGATCTAGGCTCTTCTCCGATGCATTCAGTCTGGATCCGTATTCGCGTTCGCCAAACTGTAGGTATTCATCCGCATCCTTGGCCAACCAGTATCCGCGCGTGTCATTGCTTGAGCTGGAACAAATCGGCACATGATCCACATCCCTCAACTCTCGAATAGCCAGGCGAATCATCCGGTCCGACACTCCAAGAAATCCTTCCAGTTCTGCCCGAGTCCATCTCTTGCCCTGGAGTAATCGTTCCTTGATTTTATTTTTCAGTTCATTCATGTTTTTAATCCTCGATTCTTGTAATCTCGATTTCAACACGTGGGTTCTCCTTATCAAAACGTACTCTGCTACCATCCTGGGAATATACAATCTTGTAATTGTCATCCTTCAGCACTTTGTGCTTTACCAAGATATCGCAGGTTGCATTCTGTAAATTCGGCAGGTCTACTGTGCGTCTGGTCTTCATGTAGTAGATGCTGCACACGTTGACTGGCTGAGTGATCATCTCGTAGCCATTTAAGAACCATCCACAGTCTCGCTCATATCTCTTGTATACGTCCGACTGGCTTATGAACGGCTTGCCGGTTCTCCTGTTCTTGTATATCTGCTGGTGGTTCTTCTTGGTGATCGGGTTGCCAGGTATCGTGATCTTGATCGGCTCCATCCCTACCACCTCACTGTAAGTAACTGTCCGGTTTGCTTATGCTTCAGGTATAGCGTCTCAGCGGTCTTTTTTGTGACCTTGTATTGTTTAGGCTTTAGACCATACCAGGCCAGAGCCTCTTTTTGTTTAATGCCCATATCAATCCTCCATCATGTTTACAACTAAGTGATCATACTTTGAGTCGCCTTTGCTCTTCCCAAATGCTTGGCGCTTACCACTTTTCGGTTTTTCAGCCTTGCTTCTCTTGAGCCAGCTGTTGGCCGTCAGGTAAGCCGACTTATACTTCTTGAGCCCTGCCCAGTTTTCCATAGCGTCCAGCACATCGTCGATTTCTACCTGGCTGTATTTTACCAGCAGCTTTTCGAAATCTTCTTGGGTGAATTCAAGGTGCTGAACCCGTCTATATATGTTCTTTCTTACCTTCTTATCCTTCTTACATTCTTCTTTAGGTGTTAGGACTATGTTAGGACTATGTTGGGTCTTTGTTAGGCACTTTGTTAGCTCTTTATCTTTACCTTGATAAAGCCCCCAATTCACAATAGTTATAAGCCTTCCACGGTGTGTTGATTGGCTTGTTAGAAATTCAAGGTTTTCAAAACGTTTTAGAGCTGTTCTAACATTTTGCTTACTGATTCCTGTGCCAGCTGATTTCGTTATATTTTCGAGGCTGGTGACAAACTGACCGGGCTTCGCAGTGAACTTTTTGCCACGCCATTCCCATTGCTTTTCACCAAAATTGGCCATCAATAGCAACGTGATCAGGATAACTTTCTGCTCAGCCGTTGAGTTCTCCCAGATGGGTTTTTCTGCCAACTCTCTATAGATTTTTATAAATCCGGTTGTATGAATCTTTGCCATCTAATCACCTCTAATTGATATTCTGGAACTAATCATGATATAATGTCCTTGATGATTTTTGACTGCTCCTCATCCGGTGTTCTAGCACCAGAGGGGCTTTCTTTTTGCAATTCTTCCAGATAGTCATCCATCTCCGTGAAGCTCTTGCGGGTCGGGGTGAATACGTGAAGTTCCTTCTTGTGATAAATCTCAAGAATAGGATCATATCCCTGCTCGGTTCGATAACTAAACTCCGCACCGTCAACCTTGCTCAGGCACCCCATGATCGTCATCGCCTTCAATCTGAATACGTTCTCCATATGGTCCTCCCTCCTCCCATACAATGCAGCTCTCGTTAAGGTCCTTTACTTCTAGCCCTGTTATCCGACACTTCCCTAGCAACTTGCCTCTAAGTCTGTTATTGCAATTTTTACATGTGCACGCCACTGTCATTCCTCCTTATCATTGAGATAAACCACCGCTTCTGATAGATTGTCAAAATCCTCCGCCCAAGCTTCACCTGTCGAATTGTCTATTGCGACAAACGCCCCGCTCTCGGGAATTTCCAGGAATAATCCTCTTGGTTCACGATCCCTAATAATTGCCCTAGCTTCGTTTCTCGATACCAGACTGATCCCGTCCAGGCTCAACATTCTGACTTCCCCTCCTCGTTTAACCAGTTGATTGCATCTTCCATTTTTGAGTAAGTATCCATTTCCGTTACGCCCCTGATGTGCTGATGGCAATTGTTTTTCCATCTAACAGTTCGGTGAGATATTTACCTTGCCGTGGGTGGTCTCTTGCTAACAGCAGAAATGCCTCATCGTGACTGACGAATTTGATTCCATCCAAACTGATCATAATGACTTCTCCTTCCGAAATTTGTTGGTGGCATCTTTCGTCTTCAACAATTCTCCTTCTACAAACTCACTAGTATGCTGCCAAAAGGACAGGCTTTCTATATAGGATTTCTGGAGCTCAACTGATCCCTCCGAAATTGTGCACTCAGCAACTTCGAGTTTGCTCTTATCTTCGTCCGCTTTGGTCCTTCGTGGCATCTTGGGCATGCCACCCATGTCCTCAATGATCCACTGGCCCAACACTGTCACGCAGCCACCCAACATCATTGCCAGTACCACACAAACTGCATCTATCATTTCAACCTCCTTCTTAGCCAATCCAAACACTGATCTGCAAACTCAAAATCCTTGTCATCCACCTTGCCTTCCTGGTTATCGACTCCGATGAATCGGCCACCGCTCTTTACGAAGAACATGCCTCGTGGATACGATGTGTTGTTCATGTCGTGATAGCACTCTTCTGGTATCTCTTTGATTTTTTCTGGCATTTAATTACCTCCTTTACAGGTATAAAAATTTGCAATATATTGTTTATAGAACTGTTCATAGAAAGGACTCTACTATGCTAGATAAGAAATCAAAGATCCTTCTAACTAGGCTCGTGCAAATGGATAAGATAAGAATCACCCCTGAAGAGCTTTCAAGAACCTTATCAAAAAGCGATTTCGCGTTATTTAATGATTGGATCCCTGATGTTGAAAAAACGTTGGAACACCTTGAAGAAAATGATCTTGCAGAATGTCGTAAACACGATGGTGGCATTACTTGGGTCGACCTTACCTATGAAGGTAAAAACTATAAAGAGTTCGGTAAGCTAAGATTATTTTCGTTTCTTATCGAAAGCATCGGCGTACCAATACTCGTTTCTTTTATAGTTGCGTTAATAACAGCTCTCATCGTTGCATAAGGCCTATTGTTATAACTGTAGTTAGATACGAAGTAATGGCACTTGCTACTACTGCAATTAAAACTCGGTACCAATGGCGCGCTTCATCAAATAATCCGCTACATTTGAAGCGCGTTCCGCACTGTGAACATTTCAACTGCCCTACCGTGACATCAGCTTTACAACTCGGACATTTCAGTTGTCTTGGTCCTTCCATCAATCTCACCTCATACTCGGCCTTCGCCGATCACCATACCGACCTCTGCCGGCCGCAAAAAATGCAATATAGCTACAAAACTCAGTTGTTCAGTTTTTTTCTATAGCGGCTTGAGGCTCTTTTTCATATTTAATAGCCTCTCTTTCACCTCAAGTCATTTGGATCCATCGGTACCGCATCGCTCGGATCGTTAATATCTACTCTTTTACCCAGGTTAGCTCTCGACCAGCGCTCCAGCTCATAGTCCGGAATCTTGACCCGGCCTAATTTCAAGGGAGTTATCACGCCCTTCCGGATCATGGCATAAATTGTGCCCTTGCCAGTTTTTAACTGCTGGGCCGCTTCTTCAATTGTGTAGAGTTCCATTTCAGCACCTCCTCTCCTATTACGCTATACAGTCTCATCGTTTTCACCTACTTCCTGGCTCATTTCGAATAGGTATTCCAGCGTCAAATCAGAAAAGAAAGCTTCTTTGATTTGTACTGCCTCAATTAGATAAAACTTGTATTTTCCGTTTATGCGATCTGCAATTGTGGCATATCTGACCCCTAACAATATTGCTAAATCGTTTCTAGTAATTTGATGTCGCACCATCTCAGCTTCCAAGTTCTTAAACACAGCGCCACCTCCCTTCATTATTTTGAGTGGACTCAATTTCGCTCACTCTTGTGTTTGAATTTACACTCAATTTCGTCCATTGTCAACGTGTTTCATTAAATTCTTTACGAATTGTCGTGCAATCCTTCCTAAAAGCCACAAAATGTTATATTATGTTTATACGAAATATCGTATAACAAGGGGGAATAAACATGGAAAGGACAGAGATTCTTAAGGGATTAATTAAGGGAACAGGCTTATCTTTACGCTCATTCAGTGAAAAGGCAGGGCTACCGTATACTACTGTTAGGTCGATCTTGGAGCGCGGTATAGAAAACTCCAGCATTGATAAGGTAATGAAAATATGCCATGCCTTAGGCATAACAATTGATGAACTACTTGAAATGGATAAACCAAGAAGTGAAGATGAGGTCACAATCGAAACCATCGCAGCTCACAACGATGGGCCACCTCTAACTGATGAAGAACAAGAAAAACTAAGAGAGTACGCCATTTTTCTAAAATCCCAAAGAAATGGGTAGTTAATGACCACACATGAAAAATTGATTGAAGAAGCAGCACAGATTGGTATCGATGTGATATTAGATCACATACCTGTACGCGCTCTCAAGGGCCTGTATTGCGATAGGATGATAATCCTAGATAAGGACATAGGAACTAATGCAGAAAAGGCTTGTGTGCTCGCTGAAGAGCTTGGACACTATCATTTCACAGCTGGGGATATCCTCTGTGAGGCTAATACATCGGACGTCAAGCAGGAAAAGTTGGCTCGTAACTGGGCATATGAAAGAATGGTGCCGATAAGCAGCATCATAAAAGCATACGAATTACGGATTGGCAACTGTGAAGATTTTGCAGAATATCTGGGAGTGACAGAAAAATTCCTGGAGCAAGCCATAAGGCATTACGAAGTGAAGTATGATAACAGATTTGAATTGGACGGATACGTAATTGTGTTCTCTCCACTGGGAGTTATGAAGAGAGTCTATATTGAGCCGAGAAAGGATCTTTGATAATGTATGTAATCAATTGGGAATTAACCTTTAGCAGCTGGGCGCTTGCTATTGCTATTGGCTCGTTCTGCTATACATGGTACGCAACTAAGATGTCAAATCGCCATACTACCTATAACATTAAGAAATCAATTCGTAGCACTACTCTTTTCATAGTTAAATCTTTCGAAGATAATCTGTCCTTATCAATCGTTGCTGATTCTGAAGAAGTTTATAAGTTTCTTGATAATAGACACTACCTCAAAAAGTTACTCAGAGAACAACTTGAAGATATCCAGAAACATGCTATTAGTTACATAAGGAACCAAAATGGCTTGGAACACTACCAGGATAGGGTACTGGAAACAATAAATCATCTTGAAGATGTTGATAGCTTAATTGACAACAGTAACGCTCAGGGCTTTGACGACCACAGAGAATCACTCATGAAAAGCTTAACAGTATATAATCGGTCAGTGAATAACTTCCAGAAACGCTCTGAAGATATTGAAGAGTGGTTTAAGAGCAACACAAGTAGTAGTGAACTTAATGACAAATTTGAGAAGGTACTAGATCTAAGTAATTTTTAG